TACCATTCTTATTAATACATGGGTGGGGTCATATATGGGATTATGGGCTAACACCCATCCTTCTTACATTAGCCATCACCGCATTGTGGGCGAGTGTTACAATAATCTTCGTCAGCAATTTGGTATCGACCTCAAACTAAGTGATGATGTGTGGGATTATGTTCCACAAATTGATTATAGTCACTATCATACTCCATTAAAGGAAATGCAGGATAGATTAGTAGGAAATGTTTATTTGTTCTGCAACAGTGCAGTGGCAAGTAAACAAAGCAGCATGGATAATATGCAAAAGATTATCGAATATGTTGCTTCTAATCATACCAAAGATACCTTTATTGCAACTGAAAAGTTTGATACTAAACTTGATAATATTATCTTTACCAATGATATGTTTGTAACTGCATGTGACCTTTGTGAGATTTCTCTGCTTTCTACCAAAGTAAATTTAATCGTTGGTAAGAATAGTGGGCCATTCACTTATGCTAATACCAAAGATAACTTGCTTGATAAAAACAAGATATTCGTGAATTTTAGTCATAAGCCAGAAGATACATTGCCATATGGATTGGATATTAAAGCTGATTTCCGCCATAGTAATGTAACTTATGCAAGCCCAGCAGTGAAAATTATTGAAACTGCTATCAATGATATCTATAATAACAAACAGGTATCTGGTTTTAAGAATGCGTAAAATAGCAATTGTAATGAATAGCGAGACAAACTGTGGGATTCATACCTATGGTTTGTTCTCCTATAATATTCTAAAACAATCGCAGAAATATGAGTTCATGTTAGTAGAAGTCAATGGACCTGAACAGTTCTATGGCTTCTACAATGAATATATTGTTGATGGCATTATTTGGAACCATCATCCATCTACCATGCCTTGGTTAACTGAACAGGTTCTAGCATCCACTGGTATTCCACAATATGTTATTACAGGACATGATAATTATAATATATTTCCTCATGTAGCACATCATTTTGTTTGTGATCCTACTTTCCAAGCAACTGAAACGCATAGTCCGATTGGTCGCCCACTAATATTCTATGATGATATTAAGTATTCACCGCCTGGTGAGACATTAAAGATTGGATCATTTGGATTTGGGCAGCATACCAAGAACTTTCCTCGCATTATTGAACTAGTCAATGAACAGTTTGATGAACCTGTTGAAGTTAATATCAATATCTCATATGGTGCATATGTTGACATGACAGGTGGTCTTGCTCACAGCATTGCTGATTATTGTCGTGCTATTGCCAAACCAAATGTCAAGGTTAATATCACTCATGATTTTATACCAGACAGATACAGTCTTGCAAAGTTCTTGAATAACAATGATCTTAATATGTTTCTATATGCTACTCAGCCAGGTCGTGGTATCAGTAGCTGCGTAGACAGTGGTTTAACCGCCATGAAACCTATGTTGTTAAGTGATAGTAACATGTATCGCACAATGAACTGGAAACAAGAATTACTAGCAGAAAAAAATACAATAAAAGATACAATCGCTCGTGGTCTAGAACTTACTGATGAGTTCCGTGATCATTGGAGCAATGAAAATTATATAAAAGATTTTGAAAGAGTATTGGACAAAACATATGGATAAGAAAGCAATCGTAATTGGTGCAGGTGGTTTTATTGGCAGTCATGTTGCCAAACGCCTCAAAGAGGATGGATATTGGGTTCGTGGTGTTGATTTAAAAGCACCAGAATTTAGTAGTTCAGCATGTGATGAGTTTTTTATTGGAGATTGCCGCAATCCAAAAGTAGTTGATTTTATTATTGACCAAAAAGTAGATAGAGTATTCCAACTTGCCGCTGATATGGGCGGTATTGGATATATTGGCAATGTAGACAATGATGCTGATGTTATGCGAAACAGTGCAAGCATTAATATCAATGTAGCAGATTCTGCTCAGCGTCAAAAGGTTGATCAGGTATTTTTTAGCAGCAGCGCATGTGTTTACAATGAATATAATCAAGTAGACCCAGAAAATCCTGATTGTCGTGAGGATACTGCATATCCTGCTCATCCTGATACTGAATATGGTTGGGAAAAATTGTTTAGCGAAAGACTTTATCTTTCTTATAACCGTCAGTATGGTATGCGTAACCGTATTGCACGTTTCCACAACATCTTTGGTGAACATGGAACATGGCAAGGCGGCAAAGAAAAGGCACCAGCAGCTATTTGCCGTAAGGTAGCAATGGCTAATGATGGCGAATCAATTGATGTTTGGGGTGATGGTTTACAGACTCGTTCATTTCTGCATATTGATGATTGCGTAGAAGGCGTAATGCGTCTTATGGATAGTGATTTTACTGGCCCAGTTAACATTGGCAGCGATCATCTTATTTCTATCAATGATTTGGTAGCAATGGTATGTGATATTGCTGGTAAAAATCTTACTATCAATCATATCGCTGGACCACAGGGCGTTCGTGGACGCAACAGCAACAATGATCTTATTAGGGAAAAACTAAATTGGGTGCCTAAACAAGATTTGCGTAGCGACATTGAAAAAACATATCGTTGGATTGAAGAACAGGTAAAGGCAGCACAGCAATGAAAAATCGCGTATTATTCGTAACACAAACTCTTGGATACAAGGCTGCTTGCGGCATTGGTCTTATTGGTAAACTTATTGGCGATACTCTTATGAAGCATCCTGATTATGAGTTTGCCGTTGTTTATACAGATGATTGGAGCGGCGTTAGTGCTGCTTATAATCAATTTAATCCTAAGTGTATCATCTATAACTATGCGCCAGGCACAACGCCTTGGATGGATAATGCTGCCGCTCGTTCTGCATACAATGTTCCACAGGTTCGTATTATGCATGATATGTTTCAGCGTTTAGCTGATGAGTTTCATCCTGACAATCATGGTGGTTGGCAGTATTTGCTTGCAGATGATCCAAGTGTAGTAGGCAATGATCGTGTCTTTATAACCAATAGATTGCTACCGCCAACCACAACGTATGTTTATGTGGATGGTGATAAGCCAATCATTGGGTTTCAAGGATTTGGTCCTCCTCATAAAGGAATTGCGCGTCTTGCTCGTCAGGTTCAAGAAGAATTTGACGAAGCTATTCTGCGATTCCATATTCCATTTGGATATTATGAAGACCTTGTTCATGGATTTGCTGGCAGCAATGCCAATGCTCGTGTTCAAGAAGTTAAAGGCATCATTACTAAGCCAGGCATTGAATTGCAGTTTAGTCATGATCTAATGGAAACTGATGAAGTAGTTGATTGGTTAGCACATAATACTATTAACTGCTATCTTTATGATTATCTTGATGGATGTGGAATTGCAAGTTCGCCTGATTATGCGCTTGCTGCTCGTCGTCCTATTGCAATGACCAAGAGCCATCAGTTCCGTAATTTCTGGAATATTCAACCAAGTATCTTTGTTGAAGATAAGAGCATCAAGGAAATCATTGCACAGGGTACTGCGCCACTTGAACCGCTATATGAAGCATATAGTGCTGAGAGCGTATATCGTGATTATAGCGCAATGTTACAGCGTTTAATACCGTAACATTGCCAATTCAATACCAAGTAGTGAAAGATTATAACTGGCAATTCTAGCAGTGTTGCCAGTATAATTTTTTGTGCTTTCTTCTAATACTTTCACCTTGCTATAATTTAACATCTTGATATCACAAAATAGTTTAGCAAGTTGGCTTAGTGTATATTTTTCTTTATATACACAGTTAATAGACTTATGTTTCATTTTATTATCAATGACCAAATCTATAACTTGTGGCAAATCTTCTAGATTAAAATAATCATATTCACGATCTTCTGCAATAGTGAATGTTGGTTCATTAAGCAAACGATTAAAGAAACGATTGCCTTCGCTATAATGCGCTATTCCGAATAGGCGGAGGGTATAGAAATCTGGTAAATCATGTATAGCACGAGATATATCATTCTTAACACGATCATAAGGCATAGCAGGTTCAACATATAAGAAATCATCTTCATCAGCATATTTGATATCTCTTGCGCTGTCATATTCCATACCTGTTCCAAGATTTACAAAGCGTTGAAACTTGTCCCTATTACTTAATAGGTTTTGCCAAATCGTCCAGTTACGAGTATATACTTCTGGATTATCTTCATGAACAAACTCACGCCCCCATAGAGCAGTGTGAATTAAGACATTACATGCATTGGCATTAAAAAAGTTTCGCACACTATGAGCATCTTCTAAGTCACATACTCCACGATGAAGTGGTATAACTTGGTGACCATATGCGCTATAATGTTGGCACAAATACTTGCCGATAAAACCTTCGCTACCTGTAATTACAATTCTCATGACTCACCTCTATTAGTAATATATAGTATTAAACGGATTGAATCAATAAAATGACGCCACAAGAAAGCCATCAACATAGTCTAGTAACTCTCAATCATCTTGCAAACATGGATGATTATCTAATGGGAATTGAAAATGTTTGTGTAATGGGCGCTGGCATGGGATATGATGCTGTGTGGTGGGCATCCTTAACAAATCCAGAAGGACGCAAATATAACTTTAATGTGACTGCTGTTGATAGTTCACCTCCATATGGTTTGCAGACTGTGCCAGGTATGCAATGGAAATTTGATGATTTTGAAACCATTGATCTTCCGCCACAGGATATTATATGGTGTCACAATACACTTCATCATGCTATGAATCCTGTTGGAACCTTATTTCACTGGCATAAACTTCTTCGTCAAGATGGATTGTTGATTGTAGAAATTCCATATTCGCTATCGCTTAGCAATCATATTGAACATAATACAGTTAATGTTAATATGTCAAGTGGCATGTATCATGTGTATACAATGAGCAGTCTAATCATACAATTAGCAAGTGCTGGTTTTGATTGTCGCAATGCCAACTTCCAATTTGATAAAGAAAATGGATGGCTTCGTGCGGCAGTTTATAAAACACAAGATGAACCGCGATTATACAGAAGTTTGTATGAATTAAAAGATACAAATAGACTTCCACAATGTTTAGATGCTATACTATTTGGAAATGATAACTTTAATGAAAGCGATTTAGTCCTAGAATGGATTGACCGCACTCAAAGCATACTTGCCTTATGAAAGAACATAAATGACAACAACTGATGAATTACTAGAAAGAATGCTTCTCGCAATGGAAAAGATGATTGACGCACAGGATGATATGTGGGAAGAAGAAAAGTATTCTAACTATCGCTATCGTGATAAAATTAAAGAAGAAGTGTTTTTGCCAGCCAAAGATGAGTTCAAACAATTATTCATAGAAGTCGTCAAGAGTGTCAAGACCTCTGCATAAAACGCATACTAGAGTTTCGTTAAAATCCCTTGTTTTCTTGTTGCACCGCACCATTTATAATATAAGTATTATTGCAATGCAAGGAGATAACAATGAAAAAGATTAAACAAATTTTGAAGAACCTCTTTCCATCACATGACGAATTAATGCAACGCAGATTTGAAAAGTTCATGGAAGGTGCAAGCGACCTTCGTGAGATTGAATATCGCCACTATCTTTGGGATCGTGGATATGGTCACCCAAAAAACCATAATTTTAATGGCATGAAAGTTCACTACTAAATATTATTATAGGGAACCCGACTTGGTGTCGGCATATTCACCTATAACTAGCTTACCCCCTGCTACTATTCGTAGTAGTAGTCCATAACTTTCAGGAGTTATGCGGTTAAAAACCTCGCTTCATGCGGGGTTTTTTATTGACAGGAATTATGTTAGGATATATATTATTATCCTGTTATAAAAGACAGGGGAATTCGTATAATGGGTATTACGTCGCCCTTGCACGGCGAAGAAAAGAGTTCGATTCTCTTATTCTCCACATTAGCGACCTAGTTGTATAAATAGTAGTAGAGTAAATCTATTCTTACAACTAGGTCAGCACAATATGTTTTATACAATATACAAAACAACAAACAAAATAAATGGAAAATATTATATTGGTAAGCACCAAACTACCAATCTTAGTGATGGGTATATGGGAAGCGGCAAATTATTAATTAGCGCCATTAAAAAATATGGTATAGAAAATTTTACCAAAGAAATACTTGGCATTTATGATAATGAAGTAGACATGAATGCTGCTGAAAAAGAACTAGTTGTTATTAGTGAAGAAACATATAATCTTTGCGAAGGCGGCAAAGGTGGATTTAATTATATCAATAAAAAAACTAACACAGCAGAACGTAATAGAAAAATAAGTTCTGCACGAAATTATAATGATCCTGTGTTCAAAAAAAATCTTAAAGAATCTTTATTAAAAGCAATACCTTTGCGAAAAAAACCAACGTATACGGAAGAAGGATGGAATAAAATTATTTCATCGTTTAAAGGGAAATCTCACACGGAAGAAACAAAAAGAAAGATTGGTGAAAAAAATAGTAAGCAAACTGGAAAAAATAATTCACAATTTGGAACCTGTTGGATTTTTAATGACATAGAAAATAAAAAAATAAGTAAAGATGAATTAGACTTTTACTTGCAATTAGGTTATAGTAAAGGTAGAAATATGAACATCAACAAGGGATACTATGACTGATATCAAGATTTTCTGGCACGTGAATGAACTAAATGGTTGGGACTATGTAATGGACCAACAGTGGGACTTAATTGAAAAGTCTGGATTAGAAAAAGCTGCCAAGGAAATTGTCGTCTGCACAAATGGACAACCATGGACATTTGAAAGATGGGATCAGGAAAAGAACGCTAGCAAGTTAAAGAAGAAAACTACTCTTACTGGCGTTTATAAAGATGCATCACTTCATGAATTTTCAACCTTAAATTATCTTCATCATGTTGCTAACAATGCAGATGATGAATGTTATATTTGCTATATTCATCTAAAAGGATTGTTGCGTTGGGGTGACCAAAATGTTGGTGACTGGCGCGATTTTATGAATTACTTTACCATTGAAAAATGGAAAGATAATGTTGAAGCACTTGATCAAGGTGCGCAAGTTGTTGGTACAAATTATAATACTGATCCATGGCCGCATTTTGCTGGCAATTTTTGGTGGGCAAAGCTAAGTTATATTAAAACTCTTCAACCACTCCACCATCCAGAAGATAAGTTAAATCGTGGATATACTCAGTTCAAGCCACATCCAACCAATCCACATTGGCGTTTTGACCATGAAGCATGGTTGCATAGTGGTAATCCAGAATATGTAGAGTTGGCTCGTAGTCTAGAACCAGGTGAACGTCATTATCGTGAACGTTATCCAAGAAGCAATTACGTCAGCGCGGATAGTTGAAATCAACTGCCCATTCTATCGTAACTCCATTATCTAATCGATATTTTGCATTGATTAGATACGGTTCAATGAAACTTTTTTCACTCATTAATGTTAATAAAAAATTAATTGCAGCTTCCTTATCTTCAAAAAAATAATTAAATGTTTTTTTGAAGATATGTGTTTTTACAACTTCTTCGGTAAATGCTAATACATGTTTATTTTTTAAAAGACTTAATTCAAACTCACTGGCAATGCCCAATGGTTTTTCCAGTTCTTCTGGGATAGGTAAAAATTCCTTGTTTGGAAATGTCATAATTCTTGATATTTTTACAGCCATAAATTTACTTATTTTAATGCTTGACATCCATGAAAACTATGTTATATTCATAATACAAGCGGTTGATGGAGAAAATACAGATGACTACATACGCAGGCAATACGGTTCGCGTTAAATCTGGCTCATTTAACGGTATTCCAGTCGAAAATATGGTTTTTCCAATGCTGACCCCGTTCACTAAGGTTGGGCGTGGCGGTTATATTTCTGTTGATGGCACCGTGCCATTTAATCGCAAACGTTGCCGCATTACTCTTGACGGCGCACATATGATCGAATATACAAATGAAAAGGCACCCATGATGACTGATACCACAAATCAACCTAAGACCAAAGAAACTGATGAGCAAATCATCGAACGTATTGCTGAGCGGTTTTCTATCCTTGAAGATATGACCACTGCTGTCAAGGAAGGCGATGTTCGTTCTATGATCGTTGTTGGTCCTCCTGGCGTTGGTAAGTCTTATGGTGTTCATAAGAAGTTGGACGAACATTCTCTTTATGATGAAGTTGGTGGTCGTGTTAAGTATCAGGTTGTCAAGGGTGCGATGACTGCTCTTGGTCTATATGCCAAGCTGTATGAATTTAGCGATAAAGGTTCTGTTCTTGTATTTGACGATTGCGACAGCGTGTTGATGGATGAATTGTCACTCAACATTCTTAAAGCTGCATTGGATAGCGGAAAGCGCCGTACCATTCACTGGAACGCTGATAGCAACATGTTGGGTCGTGCGGGTATTCCCAACAAGTTTGATTTCCAAGGCGGCGTTATTTTTATCACCAACTTGAAGTTTGAGAATATCCGTTCTAAGAAGCTGCAAGATCATCTTGAAGCATTGCAGTCTCGTTGTCACTATGTTGATTTGACACTTGATACTGAACACGATAAATATCTTCGTATTCGGCAAATTGCTAATAGCGGAGAATTGTTCCGCGATTACGATTTTAACAACGACGAGCAAGAAGAAATTCTTGAATTTATGAAAGTCAATGCTCGTAAGTTCCGTGAAATGTCACTTCGCACGGCTCTTAAATTGGCAGACCTTCGTAAGAGCGTTGGCAATCGTTGGCAGCGAGTTGCTGAAATTACGGTAATGAGGAATGGAGCAAAGTGAGAACATATGAAATTAAAGGTGTGGTGACTAGAATCCATACCCCCACACTCCAATTTTCGCTAACCGTTAATGCAAACGATCAGGCAAGTGCAAAACGCCTGATCGAATTGCAATATGGATTTGGTGGTGCCAAAGTAACTATCCAAAAAATTCAAGAAATCCATCCTAAGAAATAAGCAGCGATTTTCGCTGCTTTTTTATTGTAATTTGTGCCAAGATGCATTATATTAAACTTAATGTTATGTAAAATTATTATTCGTGATGAAATCAACTGCAAGCTTGAAGGTCTGGATGTAGACACTCGTCGCCGTTTGGTGACAAAGTTCAAGTATGAAGTTCCATATGCTCGCCATCTGCCTAGTGTAAAGCTAGGACGATGGGATGGCAAGGTTGCATATTTTCAACTTGGTGGTAGTACCTATATCAACCTTCTTCCAGAAATTCTTGACTATCTTACTGAACGCAACTGGGAATTTGAGATAGAAGATCAACGAGCGCCTCGTGAACCATTTGAGTTTGCAGAGGTAGATGAGAATACATTTGCGCATAAGACTTGGCCAAAAGGACATCCTGTTGCAGGACAACCGATAGTTCTACGTGATTATCAAATTGAAATCATCAATAAATTTCTTAGCAATACTCAGTCTGTGCAGAATGTAGCCACTGGTGCTGGCAAGACCATCATGACGGCAGCACTTAGCCTTATGGTTGAACCGTATGGTCGTTCTATTGTTATTGTTCCAAGCAAAAGTCTTGTGTTGCAAACAGAAGAAGATTATAAAAATCTTGGGCTAGATGTTGGTGTTTATTTTGGTGAACGCAAAGAATTAGGGCGTACACATACTATCTGCACGTGGCAGAGCCTCAACAGCCTTTACAAGAGCAGCAAAGGCACAGGTAATGAGTGGACCATGATGCTTAATATAACAGCAGTAATCGTTGACGAAGTTCATCAGGCAAAAGCAGAAGTTCTTAAAACAATACTTACTACTGAATTTGCAGAAGTTCCTATTCGTTGGGGATTGACTGGAACTATTCCCAAAGAAGCATTTGAACAAGTTGCACTTAAAGTGTCAATTGGTGATGTTATCAGTCAACTTAGTGCTAGCACTCTACAAGAGGCTGGTGTGCTGTCTAACTGTCATGTAAACATTGTACAGACAGTTGAATACAGTGATTTTAAAAACTATCAAGAAGAATTAAAATACCTAACCACCAATAAAGATCGTCTTGACCATATGGCAAGCCTTCTTAGTGAAGTGATTAAAACAGGAAACACACTTGTGCTTGTTGATCGCCGTGAATGTGGCGAAGAATTAGTAGCCAGATTGCCTAACAGTGTGTTCGTTCATGGAGATATGAAAAATGCAAACCGCAAAGAACATTATGATGAAATTGCAAATGTCAGTGACAAAATCATTGTTGCAACTTATGGAGTGGCTGCGGTTGGTATTAATGTTCCTCGTATTTTTAACCTTGTTCTTATTGAACCTGGCAAGTCATTCGTTCGTGTCATTCAGTCTATCGGTCGTGGCATTCGTAAGGCAGAAGACAAAGACTTTGTTCAAATCTGGGACTTGACTGCTGATTGTAAATTTGCCAAGCGGCATCTTACTAAACGCAAACAATTTTATAAAGAAGCTAACTATCCATTTACGCAAGAAAAGAGTATCTATAAATGAAGATAGCAGTATGTGGTTGCTCATTCAGTGCAGTTAGTAATCTTCCTCAATATAAGGGAACTCATTGGAGCGAAGTTCTTGCCAATAAACTTGGCGCAGAATTAGTATCTTATGCTCGACAAGGCATTGGTAATAATGTAATTCGTTTGCAGATTGATGAAGCAATTGCTGCCAAAGCTGATTGGGTTTTTATTGCAAGCACTACCGAAGATCGTATTGAATTTCCAGTTGAGAAATTTACTAAGATTGAAGATGGTTCTCCTAATCATAGTGCCAAGGAAGAAAACCGCAATGGTTATCGTTGGGAAGATGGCTTAAAGAACTTTAACTATGGCGATGCTCATCCTTATCGTATGATTGGTGAAACAATGTTTTCGGTGATCGAAAACTATGATCATAATTATCGCCTTGCCAAAGTAGATAAACATACTCGTATGGCAATGGAAGGATATGCTGCATTTCTTTATGATGCACATTGGAAACGCCAAGTAGACAATTGGGTGCTATTCAGTGGTCTATGGAAACTAGATGCTCTTAAAATTCCATTCTTGTTTAATGGATGGAATACATGGATTAAGGGTCGTAATTGGAACGAAGATTTTCCACAAGAGTTTACTCAAAAATATTTTGCTCCACCTCAGTTTGCATTGGGAGCATTTTGCGATAGCCATCCTCACGATGGAATAGACCCAGGCTATCATACAAGTTCAGCAGGGCAAGAAGCTATTGCTGAACTATATTACAATTTCATTAAGGAAAAACAGTGAGAATTATTGCCAAACTCTTTTACCGTCAATCAACGACCAACTTTTTCCTTTTAAGGAATTAGATAATCCTTTATTTTTATTTTCTTTTTTACGAGGAGCCATCTTTCTACCTTTTA